CATTGAAGGCCCATTCCAGTAATTGGAAGCAGTTCGTTCAGTAGACGGGTAGGCAATACCATTTGCATATCCAAACGGTCCCGACTGTACGTTGGCATTATTGCCATGCTCATAGTAAGGAAAAGCCGTAACCCCCTTATTGAGCGTGACCCCTGTCGGCGTCTGATTGAAATCGATATGATAAACGCGTTCAGACTTTTGCTTCACAAAGCCATCAGTATCATCGGGAGAGCCGAACTGTAGCACACTGCCCTGATCATTAATAGCAGTTAACACGCCGTCATCACCGTTGATAGTAGCCTCGATAACTGGCTCAACAGGATACGTTCCGCCATTGTGAACTGTGATAGTGTCGGAATAGTATTCAGGATCCGCTGGGTTAGGCGACCATGGAGAAGCTGTGGTGCCTATTTCGAGCTTGATTTTTGAAAAATTGATCTTATTGCCGGCGGTACTACCCGGTACACCTGCATACAATATCAAAGTCTTGTAATCAGTGGCCAATGGAGTGAATGTCCCAGCGATATGGCCATTGACAATATCTGCATCTACTGTTTTGGTCCCAGAGCCATTATGGGAGCCCACACGAATCTGCGTGGGACTACCGGATATTAGGTCAACATCTGCACTGAACGTGTATGTTTTTGTTGAGTCAAGATTATTGTATAAACTTTTATTGTATGCATAGTTATTTGCCCCAGCATCGATTGTTAATACTTGCTGTGCTGTTCCGGTTAACAAGTTCAATGGTGAACCGTTCCATTTAGGATCCTTGTTGTCAGCCGTCTTCGTGGCTACCGAGTGCGCAATGCCATCGGGAACAAATAAAGTGAACGAAGAAGTGATCGCATTCCGGCCTTTAGGAACATCGTCAATATCAGAAAAAGTAGCAATCCAATATTTTGATGGGTCATCGTTGAAAGAAACCTGATGACTATCGCCATGAAGGATGCTGTTGAGCTTATAGAATGCTTGCCGGAACGAAAGATTGTTCGATGCTGCCAGCCTGTAGCCGACAACAATCTCACGAGAAGGGTTACGAGCATACTGGATGAACTCGCCATCTGACTTGCCAATCGTTTGTTTTTCGATTGACTGACTTAGTAGTTCTCGGCCACTGACTTGCAGCGTACTATAACCCGGAATCAAGTCTTCAATGTACTGTCCATCTATTAGCATCGCCTCTGCTGGGCGCTGATTATCATCAGAGCCCGTGAAGGGCGTTGTTTCTCTGAAATCATACAAAATTAAAATAGCCCCTTTCGTCGATTGCTCATTCGTGTCATGCGACTGAGCTCTGTTTGCATTGGGTTTGCGGTTGCACGAGCAACCTCTCGGCCGTCAATGTACAGAGGAACCTCAATCGTTTGCTTGCGAGTGTAGTTGACATCAAGATTTGAAGACAAGGTTGCGCCCTGTACATTGCTGTTGAGGGCACTAACGGATGAACTAAATGCAGAAGTATCGACCGCTGGAATGCTCATTGCAGTAGCTGCTGTCATTGCATCAACCGCTTTTGTTATTGGCTTCATGTTGTCAGCGATACCAACAGCAACACCGGCTGGAATATACTGCCCAACTTCTTGAGCCATGACTTTAGAAGGTGAATGAATGCCAAGAGCACCCTTAACTTTGTTAACAATTCCCTTGGCAACAGTTACTGCGGCATTCCAAGCTTTGGCTGCCAAGTTGCCAATCCCTTTAACAAGACCCATGATTAGTTGGCCACCAGCATCGACCAAGTCATCTCTGTGATTCCACACAGCCTTAGCCAATCCACTGACAAGTTTCCAACCGGCAGCTAATATCTTAGGCAAGTTATCAATTAAAGCTCCAGCAAGAGCTACAACTAATTGAATTGCTGCATTAACTAGTTCTGGCAAGTGATCCAGCAAGGCGTTTACGAGAGCAAGTAATAACTGAATCCCAGCATTAATAATCTGGTCGATATTATCAATCAAACCGTTCATCAATGCCATAACCAGTTGGATAGCTGCATCAATAATCATTGGTAGATTAGCAATCAAAGCGTTAGCCAAGGCTGTGATTAATTGCAACGCAGCAGCAATGAGTTGATCAATATGTTGTACAAGTCCGCCTACAATGGCCATGATAATCTCCAATGCAGCATTCAGAATAGCAGGCAAATTTTGAGAAATGCCATCTACTAATCCATCAACAATCTGCAAAGCACCATTGATGATCTGGTCCATGTTTTGGAGGAGCCCTGTAGCAAGCGTTTGGATCATTTGCATGGCTGCATTGATTAACATTGGGAGATTGATAACGATGGCATTTACAAGCGCCATAATAAGATTAATACCCGCTGACATCAGTTGTGGCAGTGCTCCAACTAACCCGGTAACAAGTGTTGTGATCATCGTAATAGCTGCATTCAGCATATTTGCACTACCACCGCCGCTCGTAAGCGAGGTAACTAATGTGGTAATAATTTGAACGCCACCTGTAATGATTGCCGGTAAATTGGCCGTTATGGCCATAAGCAAGCTCGTAATTAGTGTTTCCCCAGAAGCAACAAGTTGGGGAATAGCACTAACAATACCTGCAACAAAGTTAGTGATTACTTGTGGGCCCTGTGTAGTTGCCGTCTGTATCATTGCTTGAATCTGTGTGCCAAATTGGTTGTTCACCACACCAAGGCCAGCAATAAGAGTCGCAATGATAGCAGCAGGGCCGATAACTGACAGTCCCATCTTCATTACTCCGGCCATTGCAGCCATGCCATTGGAAACAATTGAAGTCCCAAGATCAAATGATGTGGATAAGCCCGATGAGATACCGTTACCTAATGTAGAGAACAAACCGCTCAATGGAGCTAACTTTGAAGACACGATGGACGTCATGCTCGACAAAGAATTGCTGATTATGCTTGGCAGCTCACCAAACGGATTTCCAATTGCAGATAGTGATAGTCCCTTCTTGAACGTTGAAGAAAATGATGACACGCTTGCGCTCATAGACGGGAACTTAGATGCGACTGAACTTGCGAGTGAGCCAATACCACCATTGAATTCTTTCACACGAGTTGATGCGTTAGCAGTGAATCCAACTATTTTCTGCATACTGGAGCCCAAGGAATCAAAGCCCTTTGGCCCAACCTGCTCGACACCTTTTAATGCTGAAACAAAGTTGCTGATTCCCTTTGGAGCACTTTCGGTTGCTGAAACAAATCCCCGCACCTTACTATTCATTCCGTCAAAGGCGGTGCTAACTTTGCTGGTGTCCGTCAATCCAGATAATGCTTTCGAGAATCCGTTGGCATCTTTAGTGCCTAATCCGAGGAAGTTGTGAACAGCATTGGCCTGAGCCGCGAATCCTGCAAATCCGGTCATGGCTGGTCCAATAACAGTAGACAAACCAATAAAACTTTGAGCCATCTGTCCGAGAGACGAATTAGAATCATTTGCCATCGTCAGCACATTGTTGACCATGTTCAAAATACTTGAATTGATCCCAGAGTTTGCTTGCATGGCAGTATTACGAAGTGCTTCCCAGTTACCACCGACTTGTTCAATCTTAGAACCGATGTTGTTTTGCATATCGCTGGCTTGCTGATTGAGGATGGCGTTAGCTGCTTGAGCGCTTGATGAAGCATCATTGATTGCCTTGCTCATTGCAGTCCAGCTTTGGCTGGCATTGTCTGAATTGTTAGTCACCGAACGAAGCAACGGACCCATTGCCTTAAAACCGGCAGTACCAAACATCGTAGTCAATGCGAGCTGCTTTTGCTGATCGTTCAAACCGCTTGTCGCCTTAGCAACATCAAGCAATATCGTCTGCAACGGCTTCATCTTGCCTTGAGCATCGTAATAACTGATACCTAAACTAGAAGCCATATCAGATGCTTGTTTTGATGGTTTAATGATTCTCGTCAATGCATAGTTCAAGTCCTGTGCCGCTTGAGCAGCTGGAACCCCAGAATTGGTAATCATGCCAATAGCTGTCGAGGTGTCCTGCATATTGATTCCTACTTGGCTTGCAATTGAGCCAACATCAGCAAACGCTTGCTGCATCTCTTCGATTGAAGCATTGGAGACGTTTGCTGTTTGAGTAAGGACAGCAGCCGCTTGAGCAGATGATCCAATACTTTTTCCCCAGATATTCATAGCAACTTGAACAGTGCCAGCAGTAGCTTGCAAATCCGCCCCAGCCGCTGTAGCAGCTTTAGCAATTGCAGGGAACTCTTCTTTGATGGTGTCCAGATTAGCCCCATCTTGAGCCATCTGAACCATAGCATCCGCAGCATCTTGCGCACTTAATGGCAGTTCTGCGCCCATCTTGTTAGCGACATCGGCTAATCCACCGATGTTCTTTGAAGTGCCACCAGCAACGACGGCTGCCTTATTCAGGCTGGCCTCAAATGTGCCAAATGATTTCAGCGATTGAACACCCATAGCGGTAACCGCTGCGCCAGCAATAGCCGTATACTTACCCAACGAGGCAAGCCCACTGCTGATTGAATCTACTGTACTGTTGGCAACTGATGACATGTTCTCGAATGTTCCCGAGAAGTTCTTGTCAACAGCCGACAAGATGGCCTCGACACTGTAACTATCAGCCATGTGCTCCCTCCTTTCTTTCTGATAACGGAATGATTTTGCCTTCGCGCTTCAACCTCTGAAATTCGGCCATCCGTTTTGCAAATATCTGTGCACGAGAATGCTTTAATTCTGTTTTGCTCATCAGTGATACTTCATAATCCGGTTCATAACTTGAACGTACTTTGTCCACAATTTCTTTCTTGTCAAAGAAGTCATCAAATGTCTTGAACTTCGGCTTAGGATTCTTGTTCCCAGTTGTTGCCTGTACTTGCTGGTTCATCCATGCTTGCTGTGCAATCTCGTTCTGTCTATCGACCTGCTTAAGCTGATAGGCTTCCATACGCAGCTCATATTCAACAAGCGTCATACGTTCAATGTCTCGAATATTAGAAAAGCCTAGATAGGCTAACGAATTTAGCAAGATTTCGCGATACTGTTGCTCGCTTGTCTTACTGTCGTCCTTATCTAGGCTTTCATGTTTTTTGTTGCCGCTTTGACCGCGTTAGCAGATCGCATTTCTTCCGGAATCTGTTTAAACAGTGAGTCTAAGTCAGTCCCGTCTTCGTCAATAAAGTCATCGACTTCTTTTGCAGTTGGTCGCTTTTTAGAAGCGGCAGTTGCGGCATAGATGACATCTGAAAGAACCGCGGAGTCATAGGACCCTAAGCCAACTAAAGCCTTTGCAACCCCCATACCAAAATTAATTCCTTTAATGGAAGCCCCAATTGTCTTGTCGAGTTCGCGAACAAAGCGGACACCAAAGTTGAGTTCGTATTCTTTACCGTTAATGGTTAATTGCATGATTTAAAATCCTTTCTTTTAAAGCCGCCCGGGTTTCACCCGTACTGTGACTTTCTTAGGCGACTTGCATCAATTAATTAAACGTGCGAAGTGGTTGTGGTGGTGGTAGTAGTTGTTTCGCTCGTACCTGGGTCTTTATCAGAATCCCACTTGACACCACCGCCGGTACTATCAAGGCTAGTGACCTTGCCGGCTCCAAGGAATACGTAATCGATCTGTTCCTGAGTTTCGCTGTCTAGCGTTGTCCAGCCACGCTTTGGTGTGCCGTTAACTGAGAATGTGACATCGCGAGTAGAGTGATCATCAGGGTCATTATCGCTGCTGTCTTCTTGAACGGTAACTTGCATGTACCATGCGTAATACTTTCCAGCGGAATTCTTACGCTTGCGGTAGATAATCCAAAAGTCGAGCAATTCGCCGTCAAACAGTGAGTCATACATTACGTCTGCAATTGCAGACGTGTTGTTCAGGAACTCGACTTCAAGATCGGTACTTGCGGAACTACGAGTTGCTACATTGCCGTCCTTGGTAACAGTGGAATCGCTGTCAACAGACGGGTCAAAGGACAGCGAAGTCTGCCAAGGGATAACTTGGCCGCCAACCTTTGCTTGATCGCTATGTTTGCGAGCCAAGGCAACAACGTCCATACCTTCTAGCACTTTTAATTCATTTGCCATGTTATGGCCTCCTATAAAATATTTAGATTGAGTATCAGCGTGGCTCGGTTGAGGACCGTGTCAGGGACACTCTGGTCTTGTGTGAACTCTTTTGATTGGTCTTCTACACGTCCATAGAATCGGTAATCATCAGTTAGCACTTGCCCAATCGCGGCACGAAAAAAGCGCTCCGCCATATCAGATACGGTGAAACGCTGTTTTTTGTCGCCCCAGATGTCGATGGTGATTAGCACATTACCATTGAGTGACGTCTTTGTTGCAGTAGGAATAACTTGAATATCGCCAACAATGACGAAGGGATATGGGGCGTTCTCCTGCTGCATGGGCAAATGGTCGTAAGTTTTGTACCCAGATGATTGCGAAAACGCATAGAAGTAATCGTAGAGCTCTTGCTCTGGTGATGTGATTTGAATCACCTACTTTGCTGCTTGTTTAAGCTGGTTAATAAACTGCACTTTCTGATAAAGGAACGCAGGCTTCAATACAGGACGTGCCCGCATGAATCGAGTTCCATTTTCGATGTATGGGTTGTATTCCATTGACATGCCAACTATGCCCGTTAGGCCGCCATCTTCAACCGATAACTTGATGCCACGCTTTGTAGCACCAGTAGGATGAGCATACACGGTGCCGGTCATTTGCTGAGAACGAGTCTGGAGCTGTGCTGTCTGCTGCTTGACGATTTGCTTGACAACGTCCATCTTCGCTCGCTTCAGCAGACCAGCAACCAACTTGTCCATGCCTTTTATCTGCATATTGTAGCTAATGCTAGCTTTGCTCATTTCGTCTCACCCACAATCAAAGTGGCGTTTTGAAGCGGGACACGGTCAGTATTGAGGGCATAATGAGTTGCTTCACCGTCAATCGTTAAATAGCTCCAATTGAGGGTGACTGGCTCAACTAATCGGATCACCTTTGCCTTTTGAGCATAGTTTCCGAATAGCTGAACGCTCTTGTCTGTTCCCATGTCGGTGACACTGGCAACTGCAGTTGCCACCTTTTTCACATCACCGTATTGATGTGTTTGCGGATCATATTCTTCATCATCAAGCCAGAATGTAACCTCATGATCTAACCGCATACGATCACCTCTTTGGATAGCCAGAAATGAAGCTAACGGTGCCAAGAGACTTGGCATTCTTCCCGTTGGCTTCTTTCCAGTCATTGATGTCGTCAGCAAAATCATCGAAATCATTAGACTTGAACGTGAACGACTGCCCCTCCTGCTCATAAGACGTCATGCCTTCGTTCTTACGCCGATTGTATCGTCGCACGCAGACTTCTAAGGCAATGTAGGCCAACTCACTAGGAAAGGCCTCATCCGCCCGCAAACCGAGCTTAAATCGTAAGGCCTGCGTCGTATTTTTGATAATGAGGTTAAGTACATCATCCTGTGTGTCAGTTTTGATTTCCATCATCGTCTTCAAATCTGCAAGTTTTATTGGATCGCTTTCTGCCATCACTTCACCGCCTTTATTGCTTGAGCGTACTTGTATGAGCACTTCAACTTATCAACGAAGCTAAGGTCATCACCAAACGGGACTCGATCGGTGTACTTGCCCTTAAAGAAAAGATCGTGCATATCACCAGTAACACCAGCATTGTGCATGATCTTGGTTTCATTCCACCGCTCGACTGGATCGATAGCCCAACAAAAATCGAGCTCATCACTAATGACGGGCCCGATATTGAAGTACATCATATTCCATAATTGCGACCACATTTCTGCTGTCCATTTTTGGATATTGCTGTCGACCGTTTGCAAGTATTGCCACAGTCGGTTGCTGTCGACATACACCTTTCGCCAGTATTCAACTGACGGGTGACTGATGAGCCACTGAGCACCACCAGAATTGTGATTAATCGTCTCAAGCGAAGCTACCGTAACGCCGACAATATCAGCCATGCGTTTCAGGATCTCTTCTCCGTGTTCGCACTGCTTGATATAGTCAACGCTGATATAGCTAAGCGTGTTACTACACAGCCAGCGATCAGGCTTTGCTTTCAGCTTGCGAAAGTCTGGCCGTTTACGGAAGATTACATCGCTATCGAAGTAGAAATAGTCCTCTTTTTCGCGTTCGGGGTCCTCAGCTAGATACTGCCACCACAGCCAAGGCTTCACAGACGGGATATATTGCTTGTCTGAGCGCTTGTCGGTATACGTGTGTACTTCTACTCCATATTTGCTGGTAAGCGTTTCTGGCACCTCAGAATCATGCACAGTGAAGAGCAAAACGACATCTTTCATGTCAAACCCGACACTTTGCAGATTAGTTAGGCAGACTTCTAATTCCCATTCGAATCTCTGAATAGCGGGTTGACACAAGATTAGTTTCATTCTGTCCTCCAATCAGCCGCCCGGTTTCCCGTACTGTCCTATTTCGATAGGCGACTTGCATCAATTGATTAACCGTGCGAAGTGGTGGTGGTAGTTGTTTTGCCTGGAACGAGGACTTTGGCTTGCAAGACGTTCTCAGCTTCTGGGAAGCTAGGAAGCGCGGTTGCTGCCGCCTTTTCCCACGTTGCAATTGGATCTTGCGTAGTCTCGTAAACGGTGGTAAACACATTGCCAACAGTGCCCTGTTGAACACCCGGAGTTGAAATCAGTCGGGACTCTTCAGGGGTAGGACCATAAACGGTTTGCCCGAGCTGGTCATCACCAAAGGCTACCAAAGTGTCTTCCGGGAAGTACCGTTCAATGGTATAGAGACCTTTGGCTCCCTGCTTACGGTACTTGGCATCATACGTGACAATAGTTGGCAAGCCGAACGACTGCATAACCGCATTGAGACTGCCAACACTAGGCAACAGACCTGCTGTCTTGAAGTAGTCGGCAAATGCTTTACTCCGAATCAGGGCAGTCTGCACCTTTGAAGAAGTCAAGATACGCGTTGGCACGTAGTCGAGCAGTGCAAACCAGTCTTGCAAGTCCTTAATCGGATCAGCACCAGCAGCGTCCCAAGAGGTTGTTGCGGTAACTTGGTGTTCTTCTGGAACATGGTAATCAACATTGAAGTTGAGATTGTTCTCATTAATGGTGATCTTACCAGTTGCCAAAGCCTCCATGCGCATCTTTTCAACGCGCGCATAAACACCTTGAACCAAAACATCCAAGTCGTTGTACACAAGGCTGGTCAGGTAGTTCTGTTCAGCCAGTGTGCGTGGATTGCGTAATGCGATCAGGTCCTTTTCCTTAAGCTGCATCTTACGTTTGATGTAGCCGAGTTCAGCGGCCTGAACACTTGCTTCACGACTGCCAATCTCCGCTTCCGTATCGAATGCAGAAATAGACGCCACGATAGGCGTCTTAGACCCACCACGAAGAAATTCGAAATCCAACTGATTAATTTTGGTTGATGGGAACAAGGTGTCCCCAAGCAATTGCGGGTACTGGCGGTTTTGAACGTAATCAAGTACCGTCTTTTGATTAAACAAATCTAAAATAGCTGGCATAAGTTAATCCTCCTTAGTCAGAAACGTGGCTGAACTTGATTTCTTTCAGCGCAGTGATAGCGTTAGTGGACGGCTTGACTGGCAAGCGAGCTGCGTTCACATATCCTTCAACGATGACGCCTACCGGTTGAGAACCCTCACTGACATCAACATCATTAATGGTCACACCGACTGCCGTTGCATCGTTCTTTGGATAGATAGAACCTGCTGGCAATACACCTTTTACGACACCATCAGTTGAACTGTCGGCTTGGTGAGTGAATGAAACGAATTTCTCGCTATCCAAGAAGTTGATCTCAGATGCGGTTACCTTTTTACCTGCGTACATAAAAGTACCTCCTTATTTTTGTTTCCATGGGTCGTTGACAACTTGGCTCTGCTGATTCCGTTGTTTAGCAAATGCCGCGCCCGGAGTCTCCACCTTTGACCCGTGATCCTTTGGCGTGCTGCCCTTAAGCAACTCTTGACGAACACCTTCAGCCACTGCCTGATCATGCGCAATGAGCCACTTTACATTCGACTCAGTAGATTCTGCCTCTGGCGTTACAACGTGCTGCAAATCGTCCTCAGTGACTGTCAGCTTGGCGTCTTCAAACATCGATCGAGCCTGTTTGCCCATCTCGTATGTGGCAAGTTGTGACTTGAGTTCGTCTCGCTCTTTTTGAGCCTTTTCTAGCTCATAGTCCTTCTTCTGGTCGGCATTCATCTTGGCCAGCTTTGCAGCCTCGTCAACAGCAGCTTGTTTCTCCTTCTCGGCACGAGCAAGACGTTTTTTAACAATATCGTTGACTTCCTCGTCCGTGTAGGTATGCCGATCAGAGCTTTCATCAGAACTGTCTTGGCCATTTTCCGAGTCTTGAGCGTTGGTGTCATTGTCACTTTGAGATTCGTTGTTTTGCTGGTTCTCTTGACTACCGTCAGCACCAGTATCTTCAGCAAAAAATTGCAAATTCATCGGCATTAAAATCTTAGGAATCATGTTCAGAACTCCTTCCACAGCTTTTTAGACGGATCAGGCTTGCGTCTTAATTTACCGAAGCTTTTAGAGTCGATCACGCTTGGACTTGATGGCATAAAAATAGCCGCTAGCTGCGGCTTACAGAAATCCTTTACGGCGTTGTGCGTCTCTAGATTGTTTATCAAGCTCGTGTTTGCTCGGCACCGCCAATTTTTCGGCAAGCAATTTACCATCTACCGAACGCCCAGATGGTTCGTACGTTTCTTCGAAAATGTCAGGCTTGCACGGATAGAATTCGCCATGAACTCCCTTGATGATGTAATCGCCAACTTGAGCGGTCATAGCACCTTCAAGTGTTGGAATCTTCAAAACTGGGTTATCTGGATCTTCATATGACACGTTAACCGGATCTAATCCAAGGACATCATTGATCTTAATTAGTGTATCTGGATCGTCAGCAAACTGAATAGCTTCAATCTCAACCGGCTTCTTACGATATTTCATGGTATTTCCTCCTTGACTAGAAACTGTATTCTTGTTTGATGTCGTCCAGTCCGTGCACTTTTGCTACGAGCTTCAGGTCAACCTTTGTAAAATCGCCAGCCCTTGACTCGATGTGCATACCAGTAATCCCGTCAATGCGCGCCCCGTTCAGATAAGGTCCGTCTTCCTTTAACTCGATGAACGCAGCACGAGGCCCTTTTGGCAATTCTACACTGGCGATGCGTTTATCTAATCCTTCATGCACGTTGTATGCGCTAAGGATAGCCGCACCTAGCTCATGGTCTTTTATGGAATTGGCTTCAGCGGCCAAGCCAAGCAGCCGTTTCATAATATCTTCACGTGTTTTCAAGTATTCCGAGTTCATGACAGTACCTCCTTAATTAGTTCTGGGTTCTGTTTTACCAGCATTCTTAATGCATGTGCCAATCCGTCAACCAATTCCTCATCATTGTTTTGCTGGTCAAACCCTCGCTCTTGCAGGATTGCGTGAATAATCTCATGTACTAAAGTAATTTTGACCTCATCCTCAGCCATACCTTCACATACACGGATACTAGCTTTCTTATAACGCGTATCGCCCCAGTAATCGCCTTTTAAGTCTTCGCTGCTTAACTGAAGCTCTTTGTGACTGACCTCCTCAACCTTGTACTCGATATCATCAATCAATACTTTTTCTGGTAGCTTCATCGTTTCCTCCTAATCATCGTCTGATTCAGCGTCTGGTGCATATGCCGCAATGGAACATCGGCAGTTGGGGTGAACTGGAATATCTGGCACATCGTCTACACGATAAATGCCTCTACCAGTTCTGCCACCTTCTGAAATCTCCTTGCATACATCACACGCGCTTGGTTCAGCCACCCATTTGCAATAGTCATAGTTGAACTTGTGGAAGCTATCTAATTGTGCCTGTGTCTGAATACGGGCCGACTCAGTGCGTGCAATTCGTTCTGTTACATAGCGGTGATTGTTAACCGTTTCTGCCACTTGACCGCGTAGCTTGCGAGCAATCTTTAGTGGACTCTGTCCTTGAATGGTGGCGGCAGTCAATAGCTCGTCCAGTTCAGCCTTTAGAATGTCTTGGTTGATCCAGATGCGCTGTGAGAAAGTGTAATCTCCCTCTCGTTTGGAGAGCAACTTGGCTAAATCAGTGTTGCCGCCCTTAGATACCGTCTCTCCAAGTATTCCGGCTTGCCGTTTGATCTCGGATTGATAATCCTTACTCAGCTTGGAAACAAGATCGGCGTTCACTTTCATGTGTGCATCAAGCATTTCTTGACCAATCTCACTCTTGAGCATTTCTAAGCGATTAATCCGCATGGTAGCGTTGTATAGCTTGAGACGATCATTGACATCCTTGCTAAAGTCGGAATATTTGAGCGGTTCGCCGTTGTACATCTTTCTAGCATCATCGACAATTGACTTTGCTTCGGCTTGATAAGCTTTAATATCGGTAGCCATCACTGCTTGACGCGCACCGGCCATACTGTCGTTGCTATATGCGGCATACTTGGCAAGCTCTGAATCAATATCCTTTTGAATGTTGGTTAAAGCTTTGTCAAAATATTCCTGAATTCGGGCATTGAACGCCTCGTCATTCTTAAGGTTCTCGACAATCCATTTCCGTTCAGCGGCCGTTCGCTTATTCCAGTAGGCAGAATTACTCGCTATCTGTTGTTGAGTCGTTGTTGTCATCATTGCCACCACCATTCAGAAATTTCTGGAAGTCTGGACTTGATGGGCTGTTAGTAGCAGCGTCCTTTGCTTTCTGGGCGGTCTCATCAGCGATGCGTTTAATTTCAGCCTTAGGATCATCAACAAACGATAAGGTGCTAAGCATAGTCTGATCTGATACAAGGCCTTTGAGTTTAGAAGCTGCGTCCGCTTCGTCGGTAATGTTCTCCGGAAGATTTCGCGAGAATGCGAAGTTAAGCTTTTGCCAGTCATCAGATTTACTTTCTGGAAGGATTGTCCCAACACTGAATGCGATCTTGTAAAGCGACCGGAGTGACTGAGTGAACTTACGGTCCTGATTGGCCGCTAGATTGCGCATTGGTAGCAATTTGTATTGCAATGCAACACCAGAGCTATTGCCGCTGAATGCTTCATCGTTCAAGTTTGCAACCATGCTGATCTGATAGATCATGCTGATGAGGCGGTCAATGAGGTGCTCTTGAATGGCATCGCCATCAGGCTTGGTAAGAAATTCAGCTACGCCTTGAGCAGAATCAGCGTCTGGCGCATAGATGATTTGGTTGCCGTTAAGATCGAGTTTGGGGTTACCATCATCGTCTTCATCAAGTTTCAGACCCTTGAGAACCAAGTACGCATTGTCAAAATACTCATTCTGGTTCGCCTTCTGGCTTAGCACCTTGTCTAACGCATTGATGAGCGTCTCGACGTTTTCAAAGATGCCTTGACGCTCGGTGTTCATGAAGAACTCAACTGCTGGTACTTCGTTAAATGGGTTAAATCCGTCTGTCCCTTCAAGGCGTGTCATATCAAGTCCGTATATGCCGTCTCTCAGGTATACCTTTCCGGCCAACGTCTTGTCTTCATCATGCCAATACATGACAAACGCAACGGCTTTGTGCGCTACCGTGTCGTCATAGACAATGAATGAATTGATAGGCGAGCTGTAAGCAATACACGTCTTGCTGTCTTCGTCTTGGTACAAAAAAGCAAGCGCCCGTCCGTAAATGGCTGCTTGCTTGCTGATCTCGCTTAATTTGTCCTGAACGCTGTTCGTATCGTTCCACTCTTGCAACACGGTGTTGTCCTGTGTGTTATCGAGCGTGATCTTCGGTGGAATACCAATGTAAAACCCATTGTAGGTATCCACGATATAGTGAGCCAAGTTGCCAACAAGACGATTGTCTGGCCCATGGTCCTTTTTCGCATCATCAATAATCTGATGCTGACCGAGGTACATTTTCTTTGCTGGAAGGTACTTGTTTTTAGCTAGATCATCATTGGCGGTAATAAACGCATTGATGTCATCGCCAGTTAGCTCTTCATCAGTCGGGAAAATAAACACATCTCCGTCTGTGATTGAGCCTTTCCCTTGAACTGTTAATATGATGGCCACCTCCTTAGAAGTATTTGCTTGTGTTCTTGAACGTATGAGCTGCATTTCTCCGTTTGATTACCTGCATGACAAAATATCTCATGGCGTCCATTGCGTGGTCATGTGCCTTGACCACTTTGTCTTCACCCTTTTGACTGGCCTTGTCATCCCACACATAAGAAGCGAACTCTTTGAACAGATTAGTTAGCCCAGGTGTGAACTTGATCTCACCAGAGTTCATAGCTGTTTGCGTTTCTCTAATGCCGTTTAGCACATCGTTATCAGCTTTAATAACTCGATACCGGCGTTCTCTCAATTTGGTAATAAATGAAGCCGCTGATGGATCAACAATCACTTCACAGCGTATGTCACCGACAAATTGGCTGAAATCCCGAGCGTATTCATCATCTGTCTTCTGTCTGCTGCTATGCCGTCCATCGTAGTAGTACTCTTTGAGACAATACCAAACAGACCCGCATTTACCCCAAAGCAAGAAAGCTGTGGGGTTCTGTGTGCCATAGTCAACACTGACATAGTATCGGCTTGGCTGCTGGCTTGGATTGCTGACCATCTCGTCTTTATTGAAGTTGTCGTAGACAATTCCATCAGCCAGAACCCATTGTCCCAGAATATATCGCTGGTAAAACACTCCTGAGTACATATGTTCGTACCTGTCAATAACTTCATTGCTCAGGCTTGGATTGTCCGTCATCACAAAGTGGAGACGCAATGCGCGTTTATCGTCTGCTTGATCAATCCAATCAGTCTTGAACCAGTGATACGGACCCTCTGGGTTCATATTGAACCAGTATTTGCCGCCAGTAACGGAAACACGCGCTGTCGCTTGATTGACAAACGACTGTGGCATGAGAGCTGCTTCATCAAAGAACATTCCGGCAAGTGTGATCCCTTGAATCAGATCTTGGCTGCTTTCATCTTTACCGCCGAATAAATAGTAGAGGTTGGTTCTTCCATCAAGGCTGATTTCCAGCATGTTTTCTGAACGCCGATCCACAACCGAGAATCCCACTTGTTGCAATGTTTGTTTGAGTGGCCTGATAACATTTCGACGCAATGATCCAATGGTTTTGCCGGCAATGCCAAATTGCTCGCGGTCAAACATAATCATGCTCCACAGAACATAGCTGATCGACATCGCAAACGTCTTTCCGGAACGCACAGCACCATCAGCAATGATTGTCTGCTTGTCTGGATAGCGGCGCCACCAGTTGATGATGTCTAACTGTTTCCCTTTGAATTGATCAATCGGAGTTGTCATTGACATCACCGCCCTTTGGAATACTCTCATCAATTGCTGCCAAAAGCTTGTTCAGTCCTCCATCTTGTCCTTCTGGTGTGCGATAGGCGCTGGCCTTGGCTTCCATGATGTCAGCCTCAGCTTTGGACTTGCGAACATCGGCCTTAGTTTTCTCAATATCAGTAATAATCTTCGTTAGCTGAGCATTGAGCAGCTCATCATTACCAGGGTAACGCTTTAACAATTCGCGTCCTGCTGCCATGCGGTCTTTGATGCTTGGCTCGTTTTCAACAGCATCTGCACCGTCTGGAGTGCTAACTATAATTGTCTCTTTTGCCTCTCCACGGAGAACGGTAGTGAAGTATTGAAGCACCTCAGCAGCCTTGGCAATCTTGTCAGATTCTAGGCGTTTCATGCGTTCGTCGATGGCAGCTTTAATGTTAGGTTTTGTTAGGTTTTCTGCACCGGCAAACCTAGCCGTTCTTTTGCTGTATCCTGCTTCTAGTGCCGCTTTGGTGGCATTGCTATCAGCAATATAAGAATCAACGAACTTCTTCTGTTTTGCTGTCAGTCGCATCACATATCACCACACCTTCCTTCCATTAAAAAAGCGGTAGCTAGTTAGCTATCGCTGGTTATAATTCATTAAGCTGTTGTTACTCCTGGATTGTCTTTACTAGGCTGTTTCTTCTTATCAGCCTTGGTCTTGTCCCGCTGTTTTTTCAACTTGTCCTTGAGGTTCTTATAGACGTCTTTTGGTGACGGCAAGTGGAATGCCACAGTATCCACCCCCTTTTTGACAAGCATACCTTACTTTCAGGATGTGCGTATCCGCCTCGCGTCTTAACTTGATTAGAGCGTGAACGAACAATTTCTCTGTCAATCTTGCCGATGGTCCACGCTTCAACTTTCGGCATGTAAACGCCGTATTTTGTTGTAATCATTTGAGCCATGAAATCACCTCACACATAGTAAATGGCACGGGTATCATGATCGCTGTATTCGACCAGCTCAAACGTTTTGTGAGCAACCACGCCAATATCATCAGTCCACTGATCGGTCGGCTTGCGCGTTGATACTTGACGCTGAACGAATCCGCCTAGGTCTTTGCTCATCTCTGAATGGAGATGCCCCGTGAACAGTTCGCGATTCTGTGCTGTGCCTAGCATGAAGCCGAACTCATCAAGATACTTCGCAAGGTAGTTGTTCTTGCCCTTGTCTCCGTGAGTGGCACCAATGAAGTTATGGCCGAGCATTGCGCCTTTGTAATGCTTCAGCGATATATCCCAAGTGATGTTCGGCTGGTTGCTGTAGGCACGTTTCAATAAACGCGCAAACATATATCCAACTGACGGATCGTGATTTCCGGCACAATACATGACCTCACACTCATTGGCGTTCTTGATAATTGCTTCAATCAACGTCTCGAAGTATTGCTCCATTTCGTTCACAGTCTCGCCTAAGTCGGTTGTTTCGAGCTGTGTGCCCTTTGCTGTGGTTGAGTTGATATTATCCACATGAGCCAGATCACCGCCCAGAATGAGCAATATCTTTGCGTAGTGGCCGCGTTCAATGATCTCTAGTTGCCGCTTCAATGATTCGGCATAGATATCGAACGTGTGACCATTGAAATGCGTGTCAAATGCAGGAATGACCAGATAGCGATCTGATTCCACAAAAATAGGAGCCTTTGCTTGATAGGGCTCCTTGTGTGTGATGATGTCATTCATCAATGATTCGTATTGTTCAGCCTCAACTAGCGGCCTAATTTGTATCTTGCTCTGGAAGAGCGTTGCTTCAGGCTTCTGCTTCCAGTAATTGCTTGTAGCACGTACAAGCTCCCACTTGGCGTAATCATACCCGTGAGCTTCCAAAACCTCTCTAGGCGTCATTTTGTGACCCCTGACAACCTTTAGAATGGTTTCACTGGATTGTGTTCCGTCTGAATCGTATTCATTCTTTAGCGGTTTTTGGAACTCGATGCCAAGCCGTCTTGCTTTACCTTGAAGCGCATCATAGCTAATCCCGAGTTTGTCGGCTGTCTCGCGTCTGGTAAAGCCTTCAGAGGCGAGCTTCCTAATGTCACTGATCTGTTCATCTGTCCATTGCATCTACTCGCCTCCTGAAATATAATGTCTGTGAGCAGTTTAGCGATTCTGCTCATGTTCTCCAAAAAGAACTT